GCAAAGATTTTGTTAGATGATTTTACTGCAATCTCTGGTGTCTTAAATCTCCAATGAGCACAGATATCGTCAGTATAAGGGCGAACCAATAGAACTCCTTGCTCTCCCCTTCCAATACGATAAAGTTTGCGAGTTTCTTCATCTGTAAAATCAAGACTCTTGTAATCGAGGTCATAATCAAACTCCTTCATTTATGCGGTGGTAACTCCTATAACTGTTGCGTTAGGATTACGAGCAAGAGCAACTTCTTTTGCTTCTTGGAAACTACGGGCATGTACTTCCTCTTTGAAGACTTGACCTGCGACGAATAGTGATACTTTACACTTCATAATTAAATAGGACTAACTCCTTTCTTGATGCTTGTACTTTATTATAGCATCCCACAGAGCGCATGGTGTAAGTGTGTGCAAATTCCGAAACTGTCCACTCCTTAAAACGATCACGAATCAATTGCGACGAATTGTATGATATAAGTTGATGCCCATCAAACTGATCACAAAGAGTAGCAAAACCATCGTGGTCAAACCCTTTGTGCATGTTTCCTTTCTTTCCATATAAGTTTGATTTAATTTCATATGGTGGATCTAGATAAGTGACGATAGATTCATCATTAGTTAACAAATCGTTATAATTGTTGTTAGTAATTTTCCAGTTCTTTATTAAGATAGAATAAGTTTTAAGATTCTCTATACCACGTATGGAAAAATTGGATTCACTTGCTTGTGGTGAAAAGGAAGAACTCTCTGTAAGACCAGAGAAAGAACACTTATTAATAATATAAAAAGCAACTGCTTTATCTTTGTATCCAATATCATCATCATTTACTTTCTCTTTAGCATCTAAAAATAATTGTTTAGCAGAACCTGGATCAGGATGTCTTTGTTTTAATTGTATAAGTTGATCATAAAGATAGTTACCATCGTCTCTTAATGCTGTCCAAAAAAGATATAATGGTTTATATAAATCGTTGACCCAGATAGGTAAATTAGGATAACGTTTAGTAACTTCTATAGCAACACTACCACCACCTAAAAATGGTTCACGATACTCTTTTGCCTGGGAAAGGTCTGGGAGGAATCGGAACAGGTTTGCTAGTGCCCTGCTTTTCCCTCCTGGGTATCGAAGTGGTGTTTTCAGTGACTTGAGTGTTCGGGGCATTGTACTTAAGATATTCAAAAAAGGTCATTTTCAATTCCTTCTGAGTCATACCGCAATGATCTGCGGCATTTGGTAAATTCATTTTAGCATGAAAAAGTGCTTCATGTGCTTCTTTAACATTTTGTGGTGTTGTTTTATTCTTCTTCAACACTTTCCAACTCCTCGATAGCATCAACTGGTACTTCATTACCACCTATATTATACCAGTGTTGTGGTATACCGATACTATCTTTTCTTACACCTAGGTATTCTAGGTCACTAAAACTATGCTCACGTAGCATTGCCTGTAAACGATAATGTATTAGTTCAGATTTCTTCATGCTTTAGTTTTCCATTCAACTCCATCTAACATAATCTCTGTAAGACATGCTAGGGTATTGATTTCTTGATCTGCAACAAATTGAATTTGATATTGATACTTAGCAATAATCAATACACAGTTAGGGACACTAGCATTACTAGCGTGTTGGTATAGAACATCGTAGATCTTTCTCATTACCATATAGGGATCATGATCCATGTTCTGTGTAACCCAAGACTTAACTGTAGAATAGTTACGATCTTTCATTGCTCGAATCAGATCATCAATATTAATATCTGCGATATCTATTAGAATGCCTGAGTCAATCTCACCTGATGATGCAAATCTTTGTGCTTCATTTAAAAGACGTCTCCAATCTGGATAATATCTTTTGATAAGTTTAGCAATAATCTTATCATCATACTTAATTGATTCTGCATTTAAGATATCACGAATACGATAGAAGAACTGTTCCTGTAGTTTCTCTTTATGAGAAGGTTTGATTGTAAAATCAACAACAGTACAACGTGACTTTATAGGGTCAATTAGTTTGTTAATAAAGTTGCAAGTAAATATAAATCTACAATTAATATGATACTCTTCAATCGCTGCTCTAAGAATCATCTGAACATCGTAAGTCATATTATCTGCTTCATCTAAAATGACTACTTTATGAGCAGCACTCGAAGTCAGTGAAACACTAGTAGCAAATTGTTTAACTTTGTTTCTAATAGTGTCTATAGAACGACCTTCATCAGACCCATTTATAAGGATATAGGAGGCACCTATTTCATCACATAGAGCACGAGCAACTGTTGTTTTACCAACACCTGCAGGACCACTTAGAAGGAGGTTAGGTATCTCTCCCTGAGTAAGAAAACCCTGGAAAGATTTTTTAGATCCATCAGGGAGAATACATTCATCAATTTTGTGTGGGCGATACTTTTCTACCCAAAGAAAGTCTCTCTTCATTTAGGTTCAAGTGCAATAAAATATTTTAGATGTAAATCATTTGGTCCAACAACTGTCCACTCACTCAACAACTCCTCGGAAACTTTAACATGATAATCGTGGTTTCTAGCAACACGTAAGTTCTCTGTGTTAAGAGTTAGATCAAAGTCACCTGTAGATTGTCCATTAGGAAAATCCATCCAGAATGTATTACTGGTTGCATTCTCACTATCAACACCATGTACACTAATCTTTCCATCACGAGATCTGAATAGAACCTCAGGAAGATTAAACTTAGCAAGTGCATCACGCAAGTTCTTTAGATCATTTTGGTCAATAGTAAATGAAATATTTGAACCAGGAAAGTTTACATTTGTCTCAGGTGCAACTTTTAGAGTTATCTGAGGATCACTGAAATAATATCTGATAGAAAGATTACCACCTTTAATAGTTACGTAATCATCATTATCAAAATGAAGTGATGGAAAGATTCTATCTCTAGTACAAATACCGATTGCAGAAATGAACTCAGAAAGATCATAGATAGCAAAATCCTGAGGGATATATTCCTCAGCAATATATTCTCCAAGAATGTTTCCTGCAACAGCAATAGTACGGATTAGGTTACCTTTTTTAAAAACAATCGAAGAATTAATAGTTGAGAAGTTCATCAAAATTTGATAAGTCTCCTCAGAAAAAGTTAGAGTGCTCATCTTCGTAGCAATAGCGGTCATAATAAATTAGTCTTCTTGTGCTGCTTCAATCACTGCAGCATAGTTTGCTTCGTCTCTTGTATGGAAGTGCATTAGTAATATTCCATAGTGTAGCACCTTTAAGAGATCTTGTCTAGCACTTCCTTTCTTATCGTAACGTGAAGCGTATTTTAAAATGTTGCTTCTGCAAAATGCTTTAGCATCACCACACGCATCAATTACATCGAGGGTTTGAAGTTTATCTGTTGAGTAGTGTTCAGAATAAGTATGTTGAATGTAGTGATCTAACTCCTCTAGGAATTTGTCTTCACGGTATTTAAAACTCATTTAACGCTCGTAGATATACTCGACATTATCATGATAGCACTTAAAATCTTTTCCGTCAATAGACCTCATAAAAAGTTCAGAAGCGTTACCACCAATAATTTTAGCGGTTCGGACTTGGGTCCCTCGTAGTAATACGATACGACCCATCATCCCTTTAACATGATTAAGCATCTACAGACTCCTCCTGATCAAGGTCAACTCCTGCATCAATCTTATCATACAATTCAATGAAAGATTGCTTAGTTTCATCATCGAATCTGTTGGTGCAAACCTTGATTGACTTCATACGATCATTCCAGATAGCATATGCTCTCATGATGTGTACAAGTCTACGTGTAGAGATGACTTCATCAATACCACCGTCCTTGAATGTTCTACGGATAATGTCTGCCCAGTTAGCAAGATTCTCACAGAACTCTTTGTCTTTCTTACCAAGAGTAGCGGCAACCTTTTCAAGAATCTTCATTTCTGTTTTAGGAGTAGGATACTCCTGCTCAAATGTTAGAGCAAATCTCTCAAGGAATGCTTCATTCAATACATTAGTACCGATGAATCTACCATCATCAGAACCTTTACCTTTTGTGTTAGCAGTAGCGATGATGTTGAAACCTGGAGCAGGTTGTACATATCTACCAATCTTCTTAAGGAAGATACCTTTGCCTTCAAGAATAGATTGTAAGCAAAGAATTTTATTAGACGCAAGGTCAACTTCGTCTAGAAGGAGGACAGCTCCCCTCTCCAAAGCTTCAACCACAGGTCCGTTGTGCCAAACAGTTTCGCCATTAACAAGACGAAACCCACCAATAAGATCATCTTCGTCGGTTTCAATTGTGATGTTTACCCTAATTAGTTCTCTATTTAGAGTTGCACATGCCTGTTCAACAGAAAATGTTTTACCATTTCCAGACAAACCAGTGATGAATGTAGGATAGAAAATTTTAGATTGAAGAATCTTTTTTACATCAGTAAAGTTACCGAAAGGAACATAGTTCGCATCCTTATCAGGAACTAGATTTTGCTGAATAGCAGGGATAGCAGCAGGTGCTTGGAAAGTCTTCTCAAGTTTTTCTTGGATAGTTAGATTCCACTTACCAATACCTTGCTTGTATTTTTTAAGTCTTTTCTTTACTGTAGCAAGAGAACAATTGAAATGTTCAGACGCCTCAAATAAAGCTTTTGTATTTACCTCAGTACCAACCTTTTCAGAAAGGTAAGTAACTAAGTCTTCGGTTGTAACGGGAACGGGTTCAAAAGGCATCGGATTAATTTGTTTGTATGAATATAGTATAGAGCATGAAGGGGGTAAATCAACCCCCTAGTGGACACTTTCTCAAGTGGTTATGATACATACTCTACGAATGAACTGAGTAGTTTTTTGTTGGTAGATTTGTTACCTAACATCTTCTTGAATGCTCTAGAAATCTCACCCTTCTTAGCACCAGACTCAACGTTGAATTCAGTTTCTGAAACTAAGGAGTTGTTAGAGATAGCATAGAGAGCACTGTATCCTTTAGGATTAGGAATGATTGCAGACTTCTCTTTTCTCCATTGTTTCTGGACTCTAGGATAGTCATCCCAATCTGCATACTTACCAACAAACTGCTGAAGACAACCACCTGGAAGAATACGGAATCCAATAACATTTACAAAAGGATTACGATCACGAACCTGCTGAATGAAAATACTTGTAGCATTATCATAATCAAAACCACTGTAAACACGACCAGTTGTACGGTCACGGAGGATTACACCAAAATCAACACGACGTGAAACAATTCTGGTTTGATCTGCATGTTCATCATAGATCTCTTGACCGTATGAACTAGAGCATGCTTCGCCGTCAGATAGAACACATACATTTACTTTCTGTAAATCATTCTGCTTTTTGAAATCAGGGATGATGTAATTTAACATTACAATTGCTTCATTCAAAGGAGTACCAGATAGACCAATACCAAAAGTTGAACCATATCCTGTATTGTGTCTGTAGACGGATGCTTCACGGAAAAGATTTCTGCACTGCATCTCATACTCACGAGAGTTAGAACGAGATGAAACAAAATTCATTAAGTGAAAAGTATTTGCATCAATATAGATTTCATTCTTCTTAACATCTTCATGACGAGAAGAATAGTAACTATAACGATAATCATTCCAATCTTTATTCTCAGCACTATTTTCCATTGCTCTCTTAGCGGCATACCATTCATTAGTAAACGCATAGACTTCAAATGGAATTTGAACTTTTTTACAGAATGCAGTAAGGTTTAAAACTTGCTTTACTGTAGCGAGTAATTCGCTAGACATAGAACCAGACCAATCAAGAATGAAAAGTAAACCATGGTTCTTACCATCAGGAAGGATTGTTACTTTCTTGAAAAGATCTTCGTTGTATCTGTAAGTGTGTAACTTTGCAGTATCAAGAACACCAGTTTTAGATTGACCTGCACGAGCATATGCATCAGCAGATTTTTTACACTCAAACTCTTTTACAAGATAGTTAACTTCTTTTTGAGATTGCTTTTTGAATAGTTGATATCTAGCATCTACTTCTAGATATCTCTCAGGATCTTCTGCATTCTCATTGATCCAACCATGAAGTACTTTCCAATCAACTACGTGATTATCTACATCAACTTTCTGAGGAATCTCAACATAGACTGGATCTCTTCTTTGACCTCTTGAAGATAGTTCTTCTGTTGCATTATCGAAAGAACGTTGAGTTTTAGATTCTTCAAGTGAATTCTCAGGTTCAGTTAGATTACCATCTTCATCATACATATCATCTCTTACATCTTCGAGTTCTGTTCCTGATGACTTTGATTGATTAGGAGCAGATGATGCACCACCACCTCTAGATGATGAACTACTTGATACAGTTGGTTGATCTTCGTCACTAGACTTAGACTCTCCTGCTTTATCAGATGAAGATGAAGATGCATTTTTAGATTGTCCACCAGTATTATTTTTAGGTTGAAACTCTTCAGCATCTTCTTCTGCAGGTACTTCCATAGTTGCCTGCTCTTCTTGTTGTTGCTTACTGAAGTTAAAAACATCTTTAGCAATTTCTAACACTTCGTCAAAAGTCTCAGCAAGATCTGTACGGGCAACAAATAACTTTTCTTCGATAGAGAATGGAATCAATGCACTAGCACCAATCTTGAAATGCAGATTGATACGGTCAATCAAACTGAACTCAGATATATCTTCATCTTCAACACCAAAGAAATCTCTACTATTTAATTCTTGATAACCATTATTAAAAGACTTGCGAAGACCTGGAAACTTACGCTTCATTAGTTTCTCAATACGTGCATCTTCGATAACATTTATAAAGTCTTGAGGACATTGTGCTTTCTCTCTCCAGTCTTCATTAGGAGTGAATAGAGCATGACCTACCTCATGACCTACAAGCATATCATACACAGTTCCAGAAGCATGATCCCACATAGGAAGAGTCAAGACACGACGATCTACATCAAAGGATGCTGTAGCAGTTCTGCGGTGTTCTACGATAAGATTCTCTGTAGCGAGGAGACGAGCAAGGTTGCCTTTGATTTCTGGTTGATTTGTATGCATGACCGTTTGTGTGTTATGCATCTATTGTACACATAAATTTGACCTTGTGTACCACTATTGGACCACTTTCTAAAGTGTCACATTACCTGCTAAACTAATTCTAGGTTTATCAGTTGAATAATATGGATGTACTCCATGATAGATCCTAGCGGGGAATAATATCATACGTCCATTATCTCGATAGTCAATCTCAATATTTTGACAATATGTATGTCCAGAATGTGAAGGATGGATAAAATAAAAACATCCTGGATAAGGTTGATTAGAAGATGCAACCCTATAATCTTTTCTTTCTTCTTCTAAAGAGTATGGTATATCATGAAAAATAACCCAACTGTATATACCCTGATGATTATGTGGTGGATTGTACATATACTTTTCAGTAACGTTAACCCACATAGTATCTAAACTAAGAGAATCAAAATTATACTTCGGTCTAATAATTTTTTCTACTTCATGTTCATACTCATCAGTTAGTTCTTTATGAGTATCTTTATAAGTCCTTACTAGTTCTGAAATTATAGGACCTAAAAGAGGTGTTGCCTCTGGTAATAACCAGTTGTCTGTTTGTATACCAGATAGACTAGTCTTCTTTGTTCTATCAGCAGACCAGATTAAATCATCTAATGTTTTTCTAGTCCCTTCTGGTAATGTTGTATGTACATACCCTGATGAAAAGAAAGGAGAAAAATTAATATTCACGGAGGGTACTAAAATTCTTTGGTTTTTCTACAATAAGAGTTCTCTCAAACTTATCACTCATAGCTTCTTTGTGTGAGATTACAAACACATTAGTACGATCATCAAAATTTCTCAAGATCCATCCTAACTCAGATGTACCTGATTGGTCAAGAGAACCATCAAATATTTCATCTAAGATAAGTAAATTAGTATCGACGCTATTCTTAAGCTTAGCAATAGAACGCCAAGTGAGCAGAAGAGCAAT